AGACGCCTTCCTCCTTCTGTTTTCGGTTTATACCGATTATACAACGTGATTAGAGAATTGTCAATAAGAAGTGAGCGTTTTACCGCCCTGGAATTTGAAGGTCATCCGTCCGTCGGCGTGGACGGTTATCGTGTCGATAATGGTGAGCCAGAGCTTTTCGTCAAACTCGGTAATGGTATCTAATTCCTGCACCTCAAACATAAACGCTCCGATGGCTTCTGCCTGGGCTTCCCGTTCAGCCTTTGTGGTGCGGAGTTGCTCAAGCTGTGCCTTGGCTTTTTCGTATCGCTCTACAAAACCGTTGTACCGGGCGGTGTACTCCTCCTGGTTCTGTGCCGTCTGTGAATTTTCCGCAATGCAACGCTTTGTCAGTTCGGTCACCACATCGATCTCCTCAAGCAGGCTCTCGATTTTTGTGTCAATGCCTGTACAGTCTGTCAGAGTGGCTTGCATCAATCGGCAATCCTCAAGGATGTTGTCTTTGCTTTCGATGATAGCGTTAAGGGCTGCCACGAACCGTGCTTTGATGGTTTCCTCGTCCAGGTGTGGCGTCTCACATTTGTGCTCACCCTTAAATTTGCCGTTGCATTGCCAGATGACCCTGCGGTATTTTGAGGTGGAGTTCCAGACTTTTGAGCCGAAGTATGAACCGCAATCACCACAGATAATTCGGGAGGAAAAAATACTCTTTCCGCTGTACTGGCGGCTGATCTGCTTGCGCCGCGCAAGCTCCGTCTGAACTTTGTCGAACTCTTCCGGCGTAATAATCGGCTCATGGCTGTGTTCCACATAATACTGCGGCACCTCGCCCTCATTGACCTTCCTCTTTTTTGTGAGGAAATCGACCGTAAAGCATTTCTGAAGGAGTGCAGCGCCCTTGTATTTCTCGTTTTGAAGGATGCTTTCCACTGTACTGGTCTGCCAGCGTTGTTTTCTCGATGGAGTCGGAATCCCATCTGCTGTCAGTTCCTTTGCAATGGCCCCCGGCGTCAACCCCTCCATGAATCGAGTATAAATCCGGTGAACAACGATTGCCTCCTCCGGAACGACTTCTGGAAAACCGTCCGCTCCTTTGCGATAGCCGAGGAACTGCTTGTATGGGAGATTGACCTTTCCATCGGCAAACCGTTTTCTCTGTCCCCAGGTAACATTCTCGGATATGGAGCGGCTTTCTTCCTGTGCCAAGCTCGACATGATGGTGAGCAGCAGTTCGCCCTTGCCGTCAAAGGTGTAGATGTTCTCTTTTTCGAAGTAGACTTCTACGCCTTTTTCTTTCAGTTTGCGGATGGTAACCAGGCTGTCAACCGTGTTTCGGGCGAAGCGGCTGACCGACTTTGTGACGATGAGGTCGATTTTACCGGACATGGCATCGGCGATCATTTCATTAAAGCCGATGCGATGCTTGGTATTCGTGCCAGAAATGCCCTCGTCGGTATATACCTTTACGAACTCCCATTCGGGATTGTGTTTGATGTATTGCGTGTAGTAATCCACCTGCGCCTCGTAGCTGGTGAACTGCTCATCGCTGTCTGTGGACACTCTTGCGTATCCTGCGACCCGCCGTTTTTGTACAGTCACCCTGGAAAGGTGCGTCAGCGGATTGATGGTCGGCGGAATGACTGTGACCGACCGTGCTGCTGTTCTGTTCATTCCTTTTTCCTCCTTGCCTGTAATGCCCGCTGTCGTGCTTTTTCCTTCATTTCAGGCGTCCAGCTTTCTGCTCTGGAGCGGTCTGTCCACCGTTTAACGATTTCAGAACCGTCGTCCATGCAGAACACCACCATATTGCTTTTCTCTGCTCTGATTGCCGTTATTTTGCTTCTGACCATATCGGGGTCAAAGCTTACTGCGCCCAACACCTCGCAGGTGAGGACTTCGAGCGTTTCTTCTGGAATCCGCTTAGCGGCACATTCGGATTTTCCTTTTGTCTGGAATGTAGTGCAATTCCAGTAGTATTTTTTGCGGTAAGTTACGCGCTTATAGGTATTGCCGCACAGTCCGCAGTGAATCAGCCCCGAAAAAACTGAACGAGTCGGTTTCTTGCGGTTGGCAGCCTGCTGCGCCAGCATTCTGAGCCGCTCCTGTGCCTTATCAAATGTTGTCTGGTCGATGATTGGCTCATGCGTTCCCTCGGCATAGTACATCGGAAGCTCTCCTCGATTGGGTAACAGTTTCTTTTCAATGTGGTTATTGCGGTATTGCTTTTGCAGGAGTGCATTGCCGAGGTACTTTTCATTGGATAAGGTATTCCGCATCCGCTCCGCACACCATGTGCCGCCGAGAACGCCTTTATGACCTCTGGCATCAAGGTCACGGCAGATGGAACCCATGCTCTCGCCGCCGTTGAACCGTGCAAATATCTCTCGGACGATGGCAGCGTCCTTCTCATTCACCTGAATGCCGTCCGGCGTGATGTCATAGCCGAACAAAAAGCGGAGGTTGATGATTTCTCCGTTTTCAAAGGCTTTTCGGACACGCCATTTCTGATTTTCACTGGCTGACAAGCTCTCTTCCTGTGCGTAGGACGCCAGGATGGTCATCATCAGTTCACCGTCCGCACTCATTGTGTGGATGTGTTGCTCTTCAAAGAACACATCTACGCCCAGGCTTTTCAGCTCGCGGACAGTCTGAAGAAGCGTCACCGTATTTCTGGCGAAACGGGATATGCTCTTCGTAATAACAAGATCGATGTTCCCTTGGCGGCACTCCTCAATCATGTGCTGAAACCCGGCTCGTTCTCTTTTTGTGCCGGTCACAGCCTCATCGCTGAAAACGCCGCAGTACATCCACCCGTTGTGGCTCTGAATCATTTTACTGTAATAACTGACTTGTGCGGACAGTGACTGCAGCATGGCATCCTTTCCTGTGGAAACACGGGCATAAGCGCAAACACGCAAAGCTTTCGGCTGTGCGGGTATTAGGGCATCGACCCTTTCTACAACTCTCTCCATGTGGTTCACCTCCCTTTGGTGTGTGACATATTACCTCTAAAAACACGATATATCCAGCAATTTCAGCGGAATATACTACACGAAGATATGCCGTATTTCTCGGCTATAATTGTATCGATCTTAGCGTACTCTTTGGCTGATATCAGCCCCTTGGAACGCATACTCCGGGCGAGTGCCATAGCCATCTGGTAGGCAAACAGACGCTTATCGTAATCACTCATGGTCGGCCTCCTTCCTGTGGAATTTCAAATAGCAGTCACGGGAGCAGAACACCCGATGGCTGTTGCCATAGCTTTCAAACTGCTTCCCGCAATGCCGGCAAGCGAGTGTGTAGTACGCTTTTCGCTGCACTCTTTCGGGATGTGCGTTCCACCACGCCATTCGGCAGGCATCGGAGCAGAACATCCTTTTCCGTTTATGCGGTGTCTGCTCAAGCGGAGTCAGGCAGTTTCGGCACAGGGCATTTGAGTCCGGTATCTCTTTGATCTGCACAGGATGTCTGGCGCAAAAGGACTTTACAGTGTTTAGCGGTAGCCCTGTTATAGCGGATATTTTCTTATACCCGTAGCCCTGGTGTTGGAGATCCACAATTCGTGAGCGTTCCGTGTCTGTCATAGTGATTGATACCTCATTCCTGAGAAATAGCGTTTCTCGCTATACCCAGAGAAAAGGCACTTTTGTCAGGGTAAAATGGGCAAAAAAATAACGCCCTCCACGGAAAAATCCGCAGAGGGCGTGTGATAGGTTCGGTTTACTTGTTCGGAATCTTCAGCTTCATGCCGCTGTAGATGACATTGCTTTTCAGCCCATTCAGGCTGACGATTTCCTTATAGCGGCTGCCGTTGCCGAGATACTTCTTGGCGATTGCCCAGAGGGTGTCACCATGCACCACGGTGTGGATGCGGTAATCCTCGGAGGGTTTCGTGCCTGCCACGGTAAGTGCCGAGGTTTTGACCGGCGACATGATGGCGTACCTGCCGGACTCGTCCTTGTTAATGACCGTGCGGTCGCCGCTGACCTCTACCACATACCAGCGGAGCTTCTTCACCCAGCCGGGAATGGCTTTGCCGTTATAGTAGGTGCTGCCCGTGATGGTCACGAGGTCACCGACCTTGATAGACCCGGTGGGCTTGGCGGGTTCGGCAGGCTTTACATCACCGCCGAGAGCTGCCGTGACCTTGGATGCCAAATCACCCATACGGGCATACATCCAGTTGCCGGGACAGCTTTTGTTTGCAAACCATCTGTGGACGGTCAGCACCATCTCGTCAGACTTCGGAGTGTAGTTCAGCGTCTTGGCCTTATCCCCCAGCCAGAGCAGCTTCGTCTTGCCATTGCGCTTGCAGATGTCGGTGCAAAGCTCGATGAGCCGCTGGTACACCACATCCTTGAACGCATACGGCTCGGTATTGTCGCTGGCGCACTCAATGGTGACGGCTCTCTGGTCGTTGGCTGCGGAAGAGGAACACCAGGAGCGGTTCTTCTCTTCCACATACATTCCGACCCGACCATCGACACCGATGCCGTAGTTGCTGCTTGCCTGCCGTGAGGTCGGCAAGAAGATGTTGCCGAGCGTTTCCACACTGCACTGACCCACCACGCAGTGAGGCGTGATGCGGTCAATGCTGTAGGTACGCTGCCCGGAGTGGTTCGGGCTGAGTTTGGTGTAGGACACCAGGGAACTGTTCGTGTAAGCCATGTTATTCATCCTCCTTTTCACTGCGGTCATGAAGCTGCTCCAGAACGGATTTCAGCTTCTGCGGGATGGGCAGTCCCAGGTATGCGGCGTTTTCCAACAGGGACACGCCCTCGTTCGATAGGTAGAAGAAAATGACGGCAGTACGCATCACCGAGCCGCTGCCGATGACGCGGGTGTCGAGAATATGCCCGATGCCGACCAGGGCGAAGATGAGCACCTTTTTGAAAATGCCCTTGAAGCCGACTTCGCTGGACAGCTTCTTGTCCACCACGGCGCACATGATGCCGGTGATGTAGTCGATGACTACGAAAGCCAGAAGCGCATAAAGCAAGCCGTCACATCCTCCCAAGAACCATCCCAGCCAGCCGCCGATTCCGGCGAACACCACCTGAATGGTCGTCCAGAATTCTTTCATGTTGTTTGTCCTCCTTTGAAAGTTGAATTTGTGTATGAAAAAAGTGACGCCGGAGCGTCACACTTTTCCGATAGCATAGATTGATACTTTGTAGGTTGCCGATGGTACCGTATTTGGTCTTACGGCAAATATCTTTCCGGGGTTGGTCGTTGTAGACCAGCTACTCGAACTGCCTCGCTCCACAAACATGGCGTAATTGCTGTTCTCCGTGGAGATATGGACATGAGGAATTTCCGCGAAGGTAAATGGAAAATTAGGGAGCGCAATTGCGCCGCTCTCATAGAGCACGCCCCATGCCGTCGAAATGGCGGTCGTAAAGGAATACTGACCCCAACATTCCGCTGTACCGCTTTTCCATTTACGGTAATTCCAGATGCCGCTTGTCCCTTGCTGAATGACAAAATCCGCAAGGGGTGAGCCATCCACCCGCATATCCCCGGCAACATCCAGCATGGCTTGTGGCTCCGGCGTGTTGATGCCGACCTTCTTTTTCCGCAGTGCAATGAGGGGCGTACCCTGCGGAACAGTAAAATACAGATCCAGACTGCTCAAAGAATAGAGCTTGTCTTGGATCTGTAGATGAAGGTCGTAGGAACTGTTGGCATCCAGATTGCACAGTTCCAAATTGGAGTAGCTGAAAGAGGTTCCGCTTTTTGTCGTGCCGGAATAGATGCTGGTGTAGTTGCCGTAGCTGCTCTCACTGGTTTTCTTGTACCGATACCGCACATAAACCACGCTGTTTTTCTGCGTCCCGTCTACGGTAACAGCAGAAATAGAGCCGCTGAATTTGAGCTGCATTTCCGCTTCAATGTCGTTGGTTCGTCGGAGCGTCACCGAGGATATCTTCGGCTTGGTGTACGGAATGACTGCCACCGTCCGTGAAGTTTCGGCGGTGTAGCCGCGGGAGTCCGTGACCGAGAGCGTGACCGTCACACTGCCGGACTTGGAGATCTTTCCGACTGTGATAGCAGACCCGGTTGAATTGGATGCGGATAAACCGTTGCAGGAAGCGGTATAGTTGGAAATGGACGCTCCGTTCTTCGCAGTCGCCGTTCCGGGGGTGACCTTGAGGGTTGAGTAGTCCTGTACGAACAGCTGGTCGTTGCCCGTGAGGTTCTTTGTAGTCGTGTAGCTGTCGGCATAAGTGAATCCGCTTATGGTCGGAGCAGAATTGGTCGCCGTGGTCAGTACAGTGGCGATTTTGCTTGAAGTACTGCCGATCTGCGTAGACCCACTGTAAGACGAAACCGCAAAGGTACCTGTGAACGACTTGATGGATGCCATAGCGTTCAACAGCGTTGTTCTCTGCGCCGATGTCAGCGTGACCGTGCGGTTCGCCGTGCCCTTCGACCAGGAAAGTCCGGAAATAGTCAGAATGGTCGTGCTGCCGTTTTTGAGTACCAGCGTATTGGTGTAGGAGGCTTCGTACACGGTCACATTGATGGTAATGGAAACCGTGGCATTGTCCGCCGTCACCTTGTTGACACTATTCACCACAGCACCGCCCAGCGTCTTGACCGTGGAACTGCCGGAAGTGCCGTAGACGTGGTTGTATTGCCGCCTTGCTCTGACCCTCACCGTATAGCTTGTGTTCGGCGAAAGCGAGGACAATGTTACGCTGGCGCTGGTGGATGCCGTCGTTGAGAACTGTGTCCAGCTCGAACCGCCATTTGTGCTGTACTGCCAGATGTCCGCCGTGGCAGAGGATGTAGCGGAGATTTTGAACCCGTTTGCCGTGACATTCGATGTACTGAATGTAACTGTGGGAGCAGAGCGGTCAATGGTAGTCAGCGTCATGCTGCCGCCGTATTCCTGTGAACCGTAGATATACACACGGGTCGAGAATCCGACCGCAATCGTTTTGCTGCCGTTGCTGTTGTGAGCTACAGTAATCGTGCCACTGACAGAACCTTTCTTTGCCGGGAAAACACGGTCATCCCAATAGGTACGGTCCTTTGAATATACGGTTGTACCATTGATCGTTACAGTGGTCGTGTCAATGGTGTAATAAGTGGATGCGCCACCGGTAGAGGTCAGCGTCCAGGAAAGTGTCGAGCTGTTACCGACCACATTCACGCTTTCTGAAATGTCCAGTTGAAGATAGCGCCCATCGTATGCCGCGCTTTTCCAAGTTGCCATAGTTTTCCCTCCTTAATCCAGAATGACGATGTTCAGCCCTTCGGACGCCGTCGGCATCGGGACAAACTTCGTTTTACCCACGGTCAGTTCGCCGTCCACCGTGGTTTTCTTGGTTTGCGTTTCGTCCTTGTTCAGGGTGAAAATCACCTCATCGTTGTAGTAACCGGCGAACTCCGTGTTCGTGATGACCGTCCGCTGAGACGATGCGCTGTTGGATACCTCAATGCCCCGCTTGTCAATCTTGACCTCCTGAGTGTAGATCTCGTTGGGAGCAGGCGTCCACTTTCGGGGAATCGCTCCTTCGGAAATCATGATGTCGGCGAGATAAATGGATGCATCCCGACAGTAGCAGTAAATACGCAACGTGGGGTCGGTCACATCCGTGAGCGTTACGGAGTAATCCGTCCAGTCAAACGCCGTGGACTTATTGAACAGGTACTTGGTTTTGTTCCCGTTGTAGGTCACATAGAAATACCCGGACATGGTCGAGGTTTTCTTTGCCCGAACCGAGATCGTATAAGTGCCGGGAACCACCCCTCGGATGTACTGCGACAACGAGGAGTATGCGCCCAACACAAAGCAAGAGTCGGAAATGGTGTTGTTCTGCGTATCGGTGGAGGTGTCGGTTTTTACCGTACCGGAGTAGCTCCAATCATCCGTGATGCCGTTCAGCCCGGAAGAGTTCTGCACATAGTTGATGCCGCCGATGTACTGCTCCTGCATGGTGAAGGACAGTCCATCCACCGTGTGTTCCAATTCCGAAACACGGCTTTCGGAGTTCAGCACCCGTTCCTCCAGGATGCCTTGGTCGTTGGACACTGTTTCCACGGTTTCGGTGAGGGTCGCCACATAGCTGTTCAGCCCGTCGATGGTCTGCTGGAACTGTGCGTCCTTCTCGGTCAGAATGGAAATGGTGGTGCGGATCGTTTCAATGTCGTTCTGCACCACCCATTCATTTCCGTCCCATATCTTCGTTTCCGGCGGGGTCACGGAAGTATCCACCCAGAGCTGCCCCTCATAGGGGTTCTCCGGCGGCGTGTCCGAGGTGACCACATCGCAGAGACTGATAATCGTGAACTGTGCTGATGCGATCATCTCACCACCTCCTCAAAGCGCCACAACGACCATAAAGGTTGCCTTGGTATCCACATCGGTGCTGGACACCGACAGGGTCTTGCCGGTCTTGCTGCCGTTGGTACCCCAAGAGGTATCGACAACACCGTCTTTGTTGTACTTCGTCCAGGTGTAACTGCCGTTCCCGGCCGCATCCACCTCGGAGCCCGCCTGGTAGCAGACGGCGGTCAGCACGGTCGTACCCTGGCCGTTCTTGAACACATCGCCGCCCGTGGAGGTGACGATGATCTGCAGCGGGTCGGAGTTGTCGATGAAGGTCGCCACATCGAAAAACTTCGTGTTATAAGAAGCGGATGCGGAATCCGTGTCCTGGGCACAGCACTTGAACACAGCGTAGCTGTCCACCGCTGCGGCGTAGACCGTGAGGGTATTGGTGGCCGTGCCGGTGTATTTGTCGGCGGTATCCGAGAGCTTGCGCCAGCCGATACCGAAGTCCGCATCATAGCCGGTGGAAGAGGTAGCAGTGACAGATGCGTCCATGACCGCCCACTTGTAGCTGACCTTGGTGGTGTCCACCGTAGAGCCACGCCACAGCTCGGCCTTGGCGGTCAGACTGGCGACCTCCTCGTTCTTGAACACATTTCCGTTGGGTGTGGTGACCAGCAGATCAACGATGCCGGAGCCGTTGACCACACGGGAGAAGGAAATGGTCAGCGGATGGGTCAGCGACAGGCCGGTGCTTTCGTCCTTGTAGGTGATGACACAGCGGTAGTCGATGCCGGGCAGCTCCGCCATGACATTGGCCTTGACCGTGAGGATGTGGCTCTTGACACCACTGAGGGCGTAGTTCGTGCCTGCGGTGATGGCGGTGTTGCTGTCGCCTACATACCACTTGACCGAGGTGACATTGGCGGTGGCGATCTGGTCGGCGGTGGTGCCGATGACATACAGACTGGGCGTCAGAACGAGGTTCTTCGTTTTCCAGTCCGGGGTATAACTGCCATTGTCGGGGTTATACATCTGAGTCTTGGCAAGGTTCGAGCCGATGTACCCCGTCAGCGTCAGTGCGTCATTGTAGTCGATGATGGTAAACTGACCTTGTGCTTTGCTCATGTGAGAAGCCTCCTTTGAAGTTGTTGTATCTGAACCGGACACTGTGCCGGCTTCTGTTGTGGGTTCTGCGGTTGCCATAGTAAATTCCTCCGTTATAACAGGCTTTGCCTGGTCGTGGTGTCGATGAGGTCACAATAAAAAGTGGCGCGGACTTTGACATCCGCACCGGTGATGACCACGGACTTTGCGCCGCCGAAATGCTGCTCGTTCCAGACCTTGTCCGCTTCCGTATCCTCAGACACCCTTGTCCAGACAAACTGGTTGGCATCCAGCGTGTCGGTGATGTCCTCGTCCCAGGAGTACACCTTGGCGGAAAGCAGCGTTTTTACATTGCCGTTTTTGAAGATGTTCCCGTTGGACGAGATGATGATGAGCCGGAGCATTTTCTGCTCCTCAATGGTGGTAATGCGGTCGCTGACCTCGGTGACCTCCTTGCTGGTGGCGTAGGCACGAAGCACGACTTCGCCGCTCTCCAAATCCCAATAAGACGAGCCGTCCTGCGACTGGATAACACCTGCCTTGATAATGTTCGCCACCAGAGAGCCGGAAGTTATGAAGTCTGCAACGATCTGCCCGTCTGCCGTGATGGCAGTTTCATAGGGACCGTTGTAGCCGTTATGGGAAAAGCCCAGACCGCCCACATTCCACCTCCAGACGTTCACGGCTTCGTCAATGGTGGGAGCGTCCAGAATGAGCAGCTCATAGGGCTGACCGGAATCGGAATCCGTGTTTATAACCACATAGCCGCCGCTCTGGCCGGTGATAAGCCCGGTGGCCTTGCCGATGGCGGTCTGGAGCAGCTTTGGAAAGCGTCCCACCGTGGACTCCACCTTATTAACCGTTGATTGCACCTCGGAAATGGTGGTGATCATACTGGACTTGCTCTGACCGAGGGAAATGCTCACATACCGTTCGGCAAGAGTGTCGTACACGGTTTCAATGACCATAGCCGACACGCTCACACCAAGCAGTGAATGCCGAATGGTGACGGTATCGCAGAGGTTGACCCGCTCCAGGAGTGCCGAATACTCCGGCTGTTTCCAGAGCGGCTCAAAGGACACCTTCACTGTGGGAATGGTCGCTCCCAGCGGGTTTGCCTTGATGTAGCTGTTGGCTTTGGCTCTGAGGGCTTCTTCGGTCACAACTCCGTCAAACTGGTCGGAGAAATCCATGATGAGCGTTTTTGCCCGGACGATCTCCGAAGTCACAATGGGGAGCGTGACCTCCGGCAGCGTGACCACCGTTTCGGTATCCGCGCCCTCTGGGGTGTACACCGCATACGGAAGCAAAGCCGTGTACACGCCGCTGTTGTCCTCGTCCTGCTCCAATGCGGTGAGGTTCTTGCCGTATTCAATGACCACTCCGGTCTTCTGCCCACGGTGCGAATGGAACTTCACCGTGAAGTTGTCCCATTCAAACTCACCATACCATTTGGAGAGCATGGAGCCTTCCGTGCCGCCGAGGCAGGCTCTGACGCTTTTCGGCTGCGTGACGGAAAACGCCTTTGCATCCGAGTAATCCGTCCAACCCGTAAAGCGTGTATCTCCGGCAAGTAGCTGCGAGAGAATGCGCTGAGGAGAGCGGCTCTCGGTCGAAAACGGCAGCACCGGCACATTGGCAAGGTCATACGAAATATGCTGACCGTAGATCGTGACGATGCCGTTCAATGGCTTCGTGATGCGGTAAATACGGAATGCCTGATCGCCTGCGGTGTCGTTGGGCTTTGCCTTGATGATGCACTCCTTGGCGATAAGTTCGTAATGCTGACCGCTCACCGGGTATTTGAGCAGGCACTCGAATATGCCGTTTCTTTCCTCAGTGACTTCGCAGGAGACAGTGTCCGTCAGCACACCAAGGCCGAACGAGCTGAAATCCGTAGTATTTGCGGCATAGAGTACAGGGATCATAGGCAGCACCACCTTGGAACGACCTCAATCCTTGACACATCTCCATTGCAGTTAATGGTGCAAACACCCGGCTTGAGGGCTGGAAATTCCGCTCCTTTGACTGTGTCGTTTTTGAGGGCAGTGCCTTTGAAGCAATTCATCAGCTCACTGTCTATCTCGATGTACTCGTCCAAGTCGGAAATCATCATGCCCCGTCCTTGGGGTTGTATCAGCAGCGCCACCGTACCGCTGCCATAGAGCTTGATATACGGTCGGCTCTCAAAAGCAGTCGGATTGGTAATCGTCAGTTCGGATGCGTCTACTGTCACTGTCTGCTGTCCCGCAAAGCTATACTTGAAGGGTTTGCAGTTGAAGGTCACGGTGAAGCAGCCGATTTTATTCAGCTGCTCCTCAATGTCCAGATTGCCGGAGATGACACCGTAGCGGAAATACTCCGCATCGTAAGAGTCGGTGATTTCGTGGTATCTGTCCGGCTCGGAATACAGCCAGCCCTTGATGTCCCGCAGGACGGAGGCAAGGGCGGCTGCGTTCTTCCGAGCGAGGAACACTGTATAGGTGACCTTGATGTTGGCAAAGCGGCGGTTGGGATTGATGATGTCACCGCTTCTGCCGGGAATGGAAATGAACTCCGCATCGTACTCCGGTGCGGAGAACACATCCTTTTTCTCGATATGCAGACCGAAATCAGCGGAGCTGCGGCCGTTGTAGGTGAAATAAGTCATGCAAACACCACTCCTTTCCGCTGGGCGAACTGATTCGCCGTTTCCATGACTTCGGAGGTGAGCTGACGGATGTCCTCGCTGCTGTAATTGTTGAAGGTGGCGATGTTCAGGGCAATGGTGAAAGCGGATGCCGCCTTTCCGACCACGCCGTCCACGGCGGAGCGAATCGAGCCGTTCACGTCAAAGTCGGTGGGCAGAGCCGTCTGCATATCGTTGGCAAGGTCACCCATGACACCGTTGATGTCCTCGGCCATACCTTCTGCGGCTTTGACCGCTTCATCGCCGTTGTCGTCAATGGAGCCTGCAAGCCCCTTGACCAGCATTTCACCGACCCACGCCATCTCCTTCGAGGGCGAATGGATACCGAAGAAATCGCAGATACCGTCCCAGATGGAGGAGATCCACCCGGACACCTTGTCCCACAGCCATGAGGCAAGCTGGGTAATACCGCTCCACAGACCTTTTACGATGTTGCCGCCGATCTCTACGATCTTATACATCAGAGAACCGAAGGCTTTCACGATGCCCGCAATGATCTGCGGCACAGCCTTGACGATCTCCACGATGATGGTGGGCAGGTTTTCAATCAGCGCAACGAACAACTGAACGCCTGCCATGATGATCTTATCGATGTTTCCGACCAGTGCATTGACGATGCCGGAGATAATTTGCGGGATCGCCTGCACGATGGTGGTGATGATCTGCGGCAGGGCTTGAATGAGAGAAATCAGCAGGTCGATGCCCGCTTGAATAATGAGCGGTATCGCATTCAGCACCGCGTTGATAATACCGTCAATGATTTTCGGGATAGCTTCCACGATTGCCATAATGATATCCGGCAAGGCAGTCACCAGCGAAGTCAGAAGCTGGATGCCTGTTTCAATGATCTGCGGGATGGAGTCCAGTAAAAAGGTAATGATGCCGTTGATGATCTCCGGCAGAGCGGCAATCAGCACGGGCAGTGCGTCCAATAGTCCCTGGGCAAGCCCTGTTATAAGCTGTAAGGCTGCGTCAAGGAGCATCGGCAGGCTGTCCACCAGACCTTGTACGATGGTAACGATAGCCTGCACCGCTGCCGGAATGAGCGTGGGCAGTGCATCCGCAATGCCTGTCACCAGTGTAGACACCAGCTGAACCGCCGCCTCGATAAGCAGGGGCAGATTCTCGATCAGCGTGTTCACGATGGTCATGAGAGCAGACACCGCCGCTGGGATAAGCTGCGGAAGCAAAGAAAGCAGCGTTTCCAGCACCTGCGAGAACAGTTCGGTGACTGCTTCCAGCAGTGTGGGCAGCAGTTCACCCACAGCCGTCAGCAGGGCATCCAGCGCCGTGGGCAGAGCCGCCACGATGTTCTCAATAACCGGGGTGATGTTCGCCACCACGGTCTTGAAGGCATCCACCATGTTGTTGCACAGCAGCTCCATGTCAGCGTCCGCATCACCAAAGCCTACAATGAGGTTCGACACGGCGGATTTCAGTGCATTGACAGAGCCGGAAATGGTGGCTTCGGCTTCCTTGGCAGTCGTACCCGCAATATCCATGCTCTCCTGCATGACATGGATGGCTTCCACCACATCTGCGTAGGAGGATATGTCGTACTTGACGCCGGATATCTTCTCCGCATCGGCGAGCAGTCGCTCCATTTCCTGCTTTGTGCCGCCGTAGCCCAGCTTGAGGTTGTCGAGCATCGTATAGTTCTGCTTGGCGAAACCCTGGTAGGCATTCTGAATGGAGGACATATCCGTGCCCATTTTATTGGCGTTATCGGACATATCCGTGATTGCCATATCCGCATACTTGGCGGCCTTTTCGGTATCGCCGCCGAGAGACTGGATGAGGCTTGCGGAGAAGCCCGTGACCGTCTCCATGTACTCGTTGGCAGAAAGTCCTGCCGTTTTGTATGCGTTGGCGGCATACCGCTGAATCTCCTGCGAGGAGTCCTTGAACAGAGTGTCAACACCGCCGACCAGCTGCTCATAGTCAGCATAGGCGGCGATGACTTCTTTGCCGAGCTTTACGGCGGCGGCACCTGCGGCGACGGCCACAGCACCGAGTGCCACACCTACGGTTTTGAGAACCTTGCCGAAGCCTTCAAACTTACTGCCGGATTCCTCCGCAGCCTTGCCGCCCTCCTTGATGGCTTTCTCATTTTCGTCCAGCTCCCGGTTCATGTCGTTGAGGGCGGCTTCGGCATTGTTGAGCTGGATCTGCCAGTTCTGGGTGCGGCGGTCGTTCTCACCGAAGGAGGTGGCGGCATTCTGAAGAGCCTTGCGAAGGGTGTCGATTTTTGTTGTCTGCTCATCGATCTCTTTTCGCAGCACCTTGTTCCGTGCGGCGAGAGCCTCCACGGATTTGTCGTTCTTATCGAACTGAGAGGTGGCGAGCTTCATTTCGGAGCCGAGCACCTTGAAGGACTGGTTGATATCCGCCAGTGCTTTTTTGAACTCTTTTTCACCCTCAAGACCGATCTTCAGTCCGAAACTGTCTGCCATGTACCGTCACCTCCTTAAATGCCGTCTGGGATAATATCGTCAATGTAGTGTTCGTGAGCAGGAACAGCCTGCCCGTTATACTGTTTGTGGCACTCCCACAGATCCAGCAGCAGACCGAACGGCATCAGCCACACCTCATCCTGGCTGAGATGAAGGTGGGCAAGGCCGTAATAGAGAAGCCGGGTAAACAGCTCCGCATCGGAGACCGTTACCCGACTGGTGCGTTTTTTGCGTCTTTCTCACTTTCCACATTCCGCTTGGTGCCCTTGTAGAGCGCTTCCGTAATGGCGGTTTTGTATCCGGCGAGATCAAGTGGCGTGGTCAGAAGCTCCACCACATCCTCGGTGAGCGGCTCCTTGGGGTGCTCCTTATCCTTGAGGTTGTGGATGAGGATACTCTGATTTGCCAGAAGCGTGATGAGCCACACGATCTCGCCGATAGCCATTTCAAAGTTCTCGGATTTCATCAGCTTCTCGCCGAGATTTTCCAGACCGCCGTAGCGACCGGCAATCTCTCTGGTTGCCTTGGTGGTCAGGAGCAGGGTGTATTCCTCATCACCGATGGTGATGACTGCGGTTCTTTCGTTATCCATTGTGCGTTACCTCCGTTAACCCTGTTTTTCGGGTGTCGTGGTATAGGTCGGCTCGTATACTTCCTTATACCAGTTCGTGATAGTCGCAGCGGTCACATCGCCCTCCAGTGCCTCCGCTTTCCACGGATGCTTTCCGCCTACGTCTGCCTTGTTGCGGCGAAGAATGGTACCCTCGATGGTCGGCGTAGAGAAAGTAATGCTGTCGCCCTTGGTGGAAAGGTTCGTCGCCGGAATACCGAATTTCACACGGTACAGCCAGTAATACTTGTACTTGCCGTTGGACTTCTTGGCGCGGAAGCCCACCGCCACAGGGTCGCCGCCGTCCTCGGATGCGGAAATCAGCACCTTGTTTTTGTCGATGGTCGCACCGGTAAGGTCGGATGCCGCCGTAGAGCCGATATCGTCAATGCCGAGGGAGAGTGTGCCGGATTTGAATTCCTTCACAATCTCCGAAGCACCGTCGTCGGCATAGAGCGTCGCTTCTGCCAGTTCCACCGAAAGGTCAGCGGAGATGGCTTTCGCAAGCTGGGACGGCGTACCGTAGGTTTCCTCACCGGCGTCGTTTTCGGTGATTTTTGCGTAATACAGTCTGTCAAGACCGATCGTTGCCATAACTTATTCCTCCAGTTCGTAGATTTGCGCCACATCAATGGCGTAGTGATGATAGCCGGTTTCGGTCTCAAAGCCGATGTACCGGCGGTCGGTAATATAGAAATCCGCACCCAGCAAGGCACGGACAAGGTCATTTTTCAGTTTGGTGTAACTGCCCTTTGTGAAGAGGGACAGCCGTGCCTCCTGCGTTTCGCAGCCGGGAGCGTTGTCGGCGTGGAGCTCAAAGCTGTCCGACAGCGGCGTAATCACCAGATAGGTGTCCGGTGCTTTGCCGGAGAACACAACCGTTTCAACGGGAACCCCACAACTTTTTGCGATGGTTTGCAAATCGGATAGCAGGCTCACAGCTTTTCCACCTCCTCATCCAGTGCCTTGGTCATGGCATCGATACACTCCTGCCGGGATGCTGTTTTTGCGGGCTTCAGAAAGGGTTTTGCGGGCTGACCGTGCTTGCCGTATTCCAGAATGTTCGCCAGTTTGGCGTTGCTGCCGCCGTCCGAGCGAGGCTCTGCGAAACCGACCTTGATGTCGTGGTTGCCGTCCCGGTTCAGCTTGGAGGGAGAAAGGCCGAGTGCGCCTTCCAGTTCGCCTGTGGTGCGGGATTTGAACTTTGTCCCTCTGCCAATAACGGAGGAGAGATTGCTCTTGACTTTTTTCAGCACCACCTCGCCACCGGCCTGCAGGACGGTATCCGCAACGCTGTCAAAGTTGCTGCCGAGCTTGGAAATCTTCAGAAGGAAATCCTCTGGCATTTTCATGTCGCACTTAGCCAATGGTCGGCACCTCCTTTTTCGCCAGTACCTCGATGTACATTCCACGACCCTTTACATCCTCCACGGACACAATGTCGTAGCGACAGTCATCGCAGATGAGAAAATGATCGGTAGTGACCGTCAGCCCAGGAATACACCGAAAGCGGAACAGGTCGGTCGCTTCGCTGAATGCAGCGAGGTTCGCCCAACGCTGACTGCCGTGCCGGCCTTCCCGATAGACACGGACGGAAGCGAGGACTTCATCCTCGGAATAGGTGAAACCCTCGCTGTCCTTGATTTGACGGGTTTCTACGATGTCGGCAAAGCCGTTCATTTTTCCAAAACTCATACCTGCCACCGCCTATCCAAGCGGAGCAGCAGATTGACGGTGTTCCACACCTGCTGCGCCGCTCCGGTGTTATCCGCAAAGAAGCCGCCCGTGCTGCCGTCCCGGCTTTCATAGAAATGGGACGACAGCATGATAACGGCTTGCTCGGTGGTAGGCGGCATGGGGTTCTCCGTGTAAAAGCCCTCCGGGATGTGCTGGTAGCTTTCGGCGTAAGAAACAGCGGCGGTGATGTAGCTTTTCAGCAGGGCATCATCCGCCGTGTGTTCCAGGATAAGGTTGGCTTTTACTTTGGAAAGAAGCTCGTCCATCACCGCCGCCTCCTCTCATTAACCGCCGGAAGAAGCGGAGCCTTTCTGCTGCAGTACCTTGATGGCTTCGGGCAGAATGAGCTTGCCGTCCAGGCGCTTGGATGCGATGAAACCGATCTGACCGGTCTCCGCAAAGCGCTCGCTCAGACGCTTGAAGGTAATACCCAGGCGGTCGCCGATCCAGTAGTAGTTGAAGTCGCCGAAAGCAACGGTCTTCTTACCGGCCGCCAGCTCCGGCGCATAGGGAGAGGTGTAGATACGCTTGCCGAGCAGTGTATCAAAACCGCCCTCATGCAGAGCGGGCTGCCACAGATACTGTCCGTTGGAGTCCTTCAGCTTGCGGATGTTCTTCATGGTGGAGTCGTTCAGAAGCCACACGGCATTTTTGCGATAGGCACTGTTCAGAGAGTAGAACAGGTCAATCAGCTCGTCGGCAGTGATGGCGGTCGCGGAAGCCGCCGTGACACCAAGCTGACCGCCGCCCGTGGCATTGAAAATACCTGTGGGCTTGCCGCTGCCGTCGCCGGTGAGGAACGCCTCTTCCTCCTTGTTGCCGATACGACGGGCGAACTCGGTGCGGAAGTAGTCTTCCAGGTCAAAGGCAGAGTCGTTCAGAAGCTCCTCGGACACCTTGATCATGGTAGCGACCTTGTGTGCGCCGATGAGCTGCTGACCGAAAGCATCGTCGCCTTCGGGGATAGTGCCTTCCTCATCGACCCAAGCGGCAGTGCCCTTGGTGGCGACGATGGGGATCTTGTGGCTGCCGGACGCAGTGGTAATGACATGAGCCAGGCTTCTGACCACATTCTCTGCGGAAAGAGACTGCACCAGCGTCTCCTCAAATTCGTCGGGAACGAGGTAGCCGCCCTCACTGTCCACGCCTTCCTGCAGAGCGTTGCGGATCTCTGCGGTCAGCATACCACCCTTGGTACGGGCCTGCGCCCAGAACGCCTTCTTATAGGTGTCGGAAGCACGGCCGGTCTTGGTGTCCACCTTTGCCGTATCGGGCTTCTGAGTGATGGGCGTATTGACCGGAGTGTTCAGCTCACGCTCGAAAGCGTCCAGGCGCTCCTGACGCTCGATCTCACGGCCGAGATCGACGATCTCCTGTTCCATCTTCTCATAGGTGGCGGTGTCCTCAGCGAAGAGGACGCCCTTATCGCTTCTGTGGGAGTCGAGAAATGCCTTCGTCTGCTCCCAGGTCTTCGCACGCTGTGCGCGCAGTTCGTTGATCTTACTCATTGTTTGTATCCTCCTTAAGGTTTGATAAGTGCGAGTCTCTTTTCGAGCTCGGAGATGGGTGTGCCTGCACTTTTCGCAGGTTCGGACGGTGTGTGATGGCTCTTGACCTTGGACATGAGCGAGTTGGTGACGGCTCTGCGGCTGAACACGAAGCTGTCCTCCGCAGCGGCGCTTTCACCGTCTGCCTTGAACAGCAAATCATCGGCAAAGCCCAGCTCCACAGCCTTGTTGGCATTCATCCAGGTCTCGGCATCCATGAGGTGGCTGAGCTTGGCACGGGACAAGCCGGTCTTGATCTCGTAGGCGTTGATGATGCTTTCCTTGACTTCGGAGAGCATATCGATTGCCTTCTGCATCTCCTCGCTGTCACCGATAGCGACCGTCAAGGGGTTGTGGATCATCATGAGTGCCGTGGGCGACATGAGCACCTTTGTACCCGCCATCGCAATGACGGATGCGGCAGAGGCAGCAATGCCGTCGATCTTGACTGTGACGTCGCCGTGGTAGTCCATCAGCATATTGTAGATTTGGGCGGCTGCCACGCAGTCACCACCGGGCGAGTTGATCCAGACGGTGATATTCCCGGAGCCAGACATCAGCTCATCCTTGAAAAGCTGCGGCGTGACATCATCGTCAAACCAGCTTTCCTCAGCGATCGTGCCGTTTAAGAACAGGGTTCTCTCTTGGATCTGTTCCTGTGTCTCCTCGTTGGTCACCGTCCTGCTTTTCCAATTCCAGAACTTCTTCATCGGATTTTTCCTCCTTTCCGTTATCGGTGTTGATATTTGCAAAAGCTCCGGCGTTTTGCAGCGGGAGCATATTGCCGTTGATGAGGTACAGGTCGCCGCCGTCCTCTGCCGGGATACGGTCGAGGTTTTCCAGCTCACGGATGTCATTTGCAGACATCCAGCCGTTCTGGCGGCCGATGGCATACCCGTTCATGCGGCTCTGGTAATCGCCGCGGAGCAGACCTTCCAGATTGAACTTCACAAAATACACAGCTTTTTCGTCCTTGGACAAAAGCGACCGCTGGATTGATTGCTCCCAGCGGATGACCCAGGGGTCAAGAGTGTACTTCACGAACTCCAAGGACTGCTGTTCAATATTAGAAAAGCTCGACTTTTCCAGGTCACCGACCATGTGAGGCGGGACTCGGAAAATTCGAGCAATTTCATTGATTTGGAATTTGCGTGTTTCGAGGAACTGCGCCTGCTCCGGCGAGATGCCGATAGGCGTGTATTTCATACCTTCTTCCAGCACGGCGATCTTATTGGCATTGCCGCTGCCGCCGAAGGTAGACTGCCAGCTCTCCCGCACACGCTGCGGGTCTTTGATCGTTCCGGGGTGTTCCAGCACACCGCCTGGAGCGGCACCGTTGGCGAAGAATTTTGCACCGTATTCCTCACAGGCGATCGCCATGCCGATGGCGTTCTTTGCCATGGCGATGGGACTGTAACCGACCAGCCCGTCAAAACCCAAGCCGGGGATGTGAAGTACCTCGGACGGGTCAAGATAGACCGTTAAGCCCTTCATGGTGGGTGCATCGTCGGACTGGGTAGAATAGAGGTAGTAGAGCTTGCCGTTCTTGTCCCGGTTGACCTCCATGCGGTTGGGCATAAGTGGGTACAACGCCACCACTTCGCCTTTTCCGTTTCGGATGATTTGCGCATAAGCGTTTCCCCATAGGAGCAGGTGTGTCATGAGTGTCTCACGAAACACGAAAGAACTCATCTCCGGGTTCGGCTCATCGTGGAGCAAATGGTAGAGCGGATGGTCGAGCGCCATTGCCTTGCCGCCGCTGTCCGTGTATTTGTATAGGTGCAGCGGCAGACCTGCGACAGCCTCAGACAGAATGCGGACACAGGAATACACGGCGGTCATCTGCATGGCGGAGCGTTCCGTCACCGTTTTGCCGGAGGTAGTACCACCCATGAAAAAGGCATAGCCACTTCCTGCCGTGCGGTTTTGAGGCTTGTCCCTGGATTTGAAAAGCCCTGAAAAGATACCCATATAAACTCTCCCTTCATATAAATAAAAGACCTCGACTGTCATAAACAGACTCGGTCTTGTCGTTTCCACAGCGTATAGCTCTGTCAAGTGCCATAATGGTCGCCACGGCACCGTCGATTTTCTCTGTGGATTTCTCTTTGTCCGGCTTGATGTTGCCTGCCGGGTCGGTGCGGATGAAAATGTTGTCCATCATCCAGCGGAGGACAGGTTGCCCGCCGTGGGCAATGCGCTGTTCCAGCACCAGTTTCATCAGTTCCTTGGTGGGTGGGGACATATCCTTGAAGCCCTGTCCGAAAGGAACGACCGTGAAGCCCATGCCCTCAAGGTTCTGTACCATCTGCACAGCACCCCAGCGGTCGAAGGCGATCTCCCGGATATTAAAACGCTCACCCAGGCTCTCGATGAACTTCTCGATGTAGCCGTAATGAACAACATTACCCTCGGTGGTCTGTAAAAATCCCTGCCGTTCCCACACATCGTATGGCACATGGTCACGCCGGACTCGAAGGTCGAGGTTGTCCTCCGGTATCCAGAAGTACGGCAGGATGATGTACTTGTCGTCCTCGTCTTCCGGTGGAAACACCAGAACGAATGCTGTAATATCCGTTGTGGAGGACAAGTCCAGACCGCCGTAACAGACACGGCCTTCCAGATCGTCCTCGCTGACGGCGAACTCACATTTGTCCCACTTGTCCATCGGCATCCAGCGCACCGCCTGCTTGACCCACTGGTTAAGTCTCAGCTGCCGGAAGGAGTTCTCCTCGCCGGGGTTCTGCTTAGCCGACTCGCAGGCGTCCTTGACCTTGTCGATGCCGACTGTGATGCCGAGGGATGGATTGGCTTTCTTCCAAACCTTCGGGTCTGTCCAATCGTCCGATTCCTCCGCACCGTAGATGACGGGATAGAAGGTGTGGTCGATCTTGCGTCCCTCGATGATGTCTTTGGCCTTTTGGTGGATCTCATAGCAGATGGACTTCGTGTCGTTGCCGGCCGTGGTGATGAGGAAATACAGCGGCTGCATACGGGCATCACCGGAGCCCTTGGTCATAACATCAAAGAGCTTACGGTTCGGCTGGGTGTGCAGCTCATCGAACACCACGCCGTGGGTGTTGAAGCCGTGTTTGTTGCCGACATCTGCGGAGAGCACCTGGTAGATACTGCCCGTTGGCTGATAGATGAGCCGCTTCTGGGAATCCAGAATCTTGACCCGCTTAGAAAGTGCAGGACACATCCGCACCATGTCAGCCGCCACATTGAAAACAATGGAAGCCTGCTGTCGGTCGGCAGCGCAGCCGTAGACCTCGGCTCGTTCTTCTCCGTCACCACAGGTAAGCAGAAGCGCCACCGCAGCGGCAAGCTCGGACTTGCCTTGCTTTTTTGGAATTTCAATGTATGCTGTATTGAACTGTCGATAGCCGTTGGGCTTGAGGACACCGAAAATGTCCCGGATAATTTGCTCCTGCCAGTCGATGAGCTCGAAAGGCTTTCTCGCCCAGGTGCCTTTGGTGTGGCACAGACTTTCGATGAACATGACGGCATAATCCGCTGCGTCCACATCGTAGTGGGAGGTTTTCTCCATGAACCTTGTGGGCTTATATGTTTTCAGTTTTCTCGTAGAGACCACCTCCTGGGCATAAAAAATACAGCCCTGTGGCTGCTTCGGAATATACGAGAGAAAGAGCCTTTCGGCTCAGTCCCTTTATGGAATTATTGGGTTACCAGTTCTCGCTGTGGAGCAGAAGCTCCAGCGCAAGCTGCGTGTTCTCATCGGCGGGTTCGATGTCCCAGCCTCTGTCGTAGTTGCAGACGATTTTGCCGTCTCGCTTGAGCATGAGCTTGGAAATGCGTCCGCCGTCGATGCCCCACTCGGAACCTTTGTCGTACTGCTTCATCCAGTAGTGAAAAACCTCGCCGTTTACCTTGATGCTGCTTTCTTTCCACATAACCGTGTACCTCCGTTTGTTTTGTTGTGAGTGTATATTACCGTCATGTCTGGGATATATCCAGTCATTTCGGAGGCATATAGTACACGATCATTCGGAGTAAAAACTGTGTATTTTACAGCGTTATTCCGGCTGGCGGCAGCGGTGAATGGAGGCGATGATCTGCTCCTGCTCATCCGGTTTTACGCCAATGGAATCGAGCGCCTCCCGTGTGCCGCAGTCCGGGCAGATGAGCGTTTCGTTGTCGAGCCTCGAAAGAGCTGGATGTTCCCGGAAGGCTTGCCCACACCTGGGGCAGACCGATATTCGGATGATGTTATTTTCCTTCATGATGCTCCTCCACACATTTGAGATAAGCGTCTATCAGCACAAGCCGGTCAAAGCCAAAATCGTCGTAGCCCTGGATGCAGGTCTGCATATAAGGAATGGACGGAATGCCGATGGACCTGTCCTCATGCATGATGTACACGAATACCCGGCGTTTGCGGATCTTGCCCGTGCGGATACCCTTGATTGGTAGGGTCAACTCCTTCTTGTAATAGAAGTTCGGGAAGCCCTCGTAACGGTCCAGGGCTTTTTCATCCTCTGCGGTGACTTCCCATACAGCAACAGGAACTGAGACGCCGGACTTCTTTTCCACCGTAAGGTAAGAGCCTGTTTTGCTGCCCTTGAAAAGCAGTTCGTAATCCTTGAGAACCGATGTGCCGATGATCCGTGCCGACGGGCAGCGCATCCGCATCTGACGGACGTTGAGGTTGCTACCATAAGCGATGTAATAGCGTTTTTCCATAAAAAATACTCCTTTCCGAAGTTGCCTTCTACCACCGAAAGCCCGCCATCAGCGGGTTCGGGGACCTCTGGGCTGCGTCCTTCAAGCGGCTGCTCTGCCGCTGCGGAAGGCTGCATCCCCATCCAGGCGCTTCGTGAGGAGCTCTCTTGCGGTCTTGAACTCGTCGCCAATAAAGCCGAGGCGAAGGAGCCAAGTGCGCATTGCGTATTTGGGGTTCTCGTTCTGCTGGGGCTTGGGGCTTGCGGTTCTGACCGTCTTTGCCATCTGGCTCAGGGCGAGGCACAGCTGAATGTAACTCTTGAGCTGTCCAGCGTGGAGTCCGTTCTGCTTGCCGTCTGCCGGAGCATCGAACTGGAAGAGCCGGAACTCGACCGTTCCCTTGGTGAAGGTGGCGTGGAGGTTCAGCATATGGTAGCGGCTGTCGTTGTAGTGCTGGCTTCTGCCGTAGTCGGCGTTCTGGCTGCCGTACCAAATATCAGCCAAGGCTGCCATGGTGGTGGGTTTTCTGTTGTTCAGCCGTTCCAGGAATCTGGGGTCAACCGTGCGGCAGTAGCGGCTGATGCGGCCTCTGTCGAGGTTCAGTGCGCTTGCCAGGAGGTCTTCGTGGCTTGCCATGATGTTTGCGAGGTTTCGGAGCGTTTGGGGCGTGTGTCCCTTGGCGCCGATGTGGATGTGAACACCGCAGCCTCTGGTGGCATCGCTTTTCGCTCCGGCTTTGCGGAGGCGGCGAACCAGCTCCTGCAAGGTCTCCATGTCAACGTAGGTGAGGATCGGCGTGACCATCTCGCATTTCTCGCTGTCCGGGCCCGCGATGCTGACGTCCTTCTGGAATTTCCACTCGCGTCCGCTCTCATCCCAAGCCGACCAAGTGCAGTAGCCGTTGCGGCAAGCGGTGTCCTCGTACCGCCCGGTACCAAAGAATGTGGCTGCCAGCCTTGCGGCCTTCTCTCTGGTGATGCTGTTCATTTCGACCTCGACCCCGATGGTCTGCTTCTTCATTTCGGCTACCTGGTTTTCTGTTCTCTGGCTCATGTTTGTGACCTCCGTTTTGGTTTGTTTTCCCTTTCGGTAGTCACATATTACCTCTGAAAGCACACTATATCCAGTTATATCTGAGCTATAAACTACACGATCTTGTGGTTCGGAAACTGTGTATATTACAGCAGTTTACGGCAAATATCCTCCCCGTAAGCCACGCTCAGACCGCAGCCGTTATCCCAGACAACCATGATGCTGCCGATGTCATCCACACCTCGCACGGTGCCTTTCGTGCCGACAGGCGGTGCCTGTGGGTCATCCATCTGAACAAGCTCCACACGGCTGCCGACCGGATATTCCTTTCGGATACGTTCGACAGTCTCTTTACTCGGAAATCTCATGCTGCGCACCTCCGTTTCTGAAAGCCGAGGAGCCGGAGAGGTTCTTTAGCAGTATTTTTCGAGCAGCTTTGTATTCATCACCAATGAAACCCAGCCGAAGCAGGAAACAACGGAATGCGTACTTCTCATTTTCAATCGGTTTTTCGGAAGAATTGACACGGCTTTGATTTCGTGCCATTTCGCACAGCTTGCAAATAAAGGTGTCATAGGCTTTCATCTCGTCCGGTGTGGGAGTCTCCGGGAGCCAAGGGAAGGATACTTTCGTGTCCGTGATTTCCAGTGGCAGGTCAGGGACTCCGAGGGCTTTCTTGATAAGACCACCCTTGGCGGCAATGAGTGCCTTGAGGTTTTCCAGATTGCTGTCGGTGAACAGACTCTTCGGCATGGAAATGCAGACGGCGCAAGGCTCGTCCTCGGCATCGGTGTGGCTCTGGTCGATGTCAAAGCCCTCATCGTAGATGTGCTGCAGCAGGCGCTCAATGACCTCACTGTCGACACGGTCATCAAAGGAAAGGCTGCCGTTTCGGTCGATGGTGAAGTAATCCACCTCATAGTTGAATGTGGGCGCACCGCAGTACTTTGCGGGAACGCCGAGCCAGTCGGAGATGGTTTTAACCAGCCGCTTGCGCTCCGCACCCTGGGCATGGATTGTAATCGTCATGTTCGTGACCTCCTTGATTTTTGGTAGTCACATATTACCGTCGTGCTCGGCATATATCCAGTTATATCTTCACATTTCCGGTGTAGATTATATCGGCACATTATCGCCGCCGGGCTGTGCATACCACACAATCCCGCAGAGCACGAACCATACGCACGGGAGTGCTACGCCGTTGCCCCACATCTTATATTCCGCACTGTCGGAATACGGATCTTTCAGCCACTTTGCGATCTGCTTGTCGGACTTCATCTTGCAGCCGGTCACTTCAGAGTAGGTCTTGAACGCCTTGTGCCAGAAGTACATTTCCTCATCGGTCGGCTTTTCCGTGCCGAGATCGGCGCACCAGTTGTCCGGGAAGCCTTGAAGTCTGGCGCACTCAGTGGGCGTCAGCCGTCTGACGGTGTATCCGTTTTGGATAGCACCCGGCCCTTTTGCCACCAGCGTTGGCTGAAGCTCCTCTTCAAAGGTCGGAGCGAACTTAGCGTTCTGCCCCTGGTTGAAGGTATCTCTGCCGATGCCGTAGCAAACGGCGGTGGGGTCTTTGTAGTCACGGGCAAGTACGGTAGGAGCCTTATCTTCGGAAACCTGGGCAAAGCTGCCGGTTGTCATGGTATAGACAGCGTGGCGGTCGATTGTATTTAGGGTGAAGCTGACATCTTCGTTGATGCCGTCACCCTGGGGACCGTTTTTGTTCTCACGACCGATCATGGAGCCTTGCAGCACATAGGTCTGCTGTTTCGCCCCGGCATTGGCGCACACCACAGCGGAGCGGTCGCCCAGGTCACGCACTTCATCACGCTGATTTTGCGTGAAAGCAACAACGGCAATGCCGCCCTGATTGCAGGAGGGGTTGCCGCCGTTGCCGTCAAGCGTCCGTGCGGTTTCGGCTTCGTAGATGCCGCTGTGCGGATTATCCGACTTCATGGCATTGGAGTCCTTGGAGCAGATACCGAAGGGTTGAAGGATGCAGGTAAAATTGTCCTTGTCCGGCATACGCTGATTTCCTCCGGCATTCTGCTTGGTGAGGGTCGGAGAAACCTGCCCGCCGTCCCAGCCGCAAGGCTCGAATAGCGTCTGGTCGTTGTTGCAGGACAGAGTCGCGGATTTGTTCTCCTGGATGAGCGGACCCTTGCCGCCGCCTTCGCAGCCGGAGCGGATCTTCATCACAAGCGGTACATTGTTACCGCCCGTGCCCATGCGTGAGGTCAGCGTCTGCACATTCCCGTCCTCGGAAAGTTTGACTCTGCTGTCGGTCGGATGGTTTTCCAGTGCCACCGCCGCAGGAACGACCCCAGCACGGAGCGTGGGAGAGCATTCTTCCTCATAGCCGATGGTGCGGCTCTTTGCGGAATGCTCGGTGCAAAATCCTGCCGACTCCATCACGCAGGGCGGATGCCCGTGATTTTCTGCTCGGAGCGTTGCCGCAACATCCTCGGAAACTTCCATGCGGTTGCCGCCCTGGTCATTCAAAACAATGCCGTTACGACCGGTACTCATTCCGCAGTTCACGCCGAGGGTGGCGGAAGTGTCGTCCGTCAGACTGCCGTTGTATCCATCGAAGCCTGTCGCTCCAGCGCAAGGCGTAGAACTTCCGGCAGCTCTTTGCCACGAGCGGAAGCCCTCCGCAGAATACCCAGACAGGCCTTCTGACTCAAATAATATTTTTCCGGCACTTCCGCCTGCAAGATCTGCGACAAGGTAGATGCGGCGTCTTCGCTGGGGAACTCCCCAGTATTGTGCGTCAAGAGTTCGGTACGCAACGCTCCATCCATCTCCCATGTATAGGTCGGCGTAGGGCCATCGTGCCTTTTCAGGCATAGGCACCTCGGCATTCGGCTCGGCGATGCCGATGACCGCTTCGAGGACGGCTTTGAAGTCCTCGCCCTTGTTCGAGGAGAAGGCACCGGGGACGTTCTCCCATACGATGTATCTTGGATATCTGCCACCTGTGGCACACCTCATTTCTTTGATAATACGGACGGCTTCATAAAAAAGACTTGAACGGGAACCGTCCAGACCGTCTCTTCGGCCTGCCACGCTCATGTCCTGGCATGGGCTGCCGAAAGTGATAATGTCCACGGGTTCGATTCTGCCGCCGTCCATAGCGGAGATGTTCCCGTAGTGCTTCATAAAAGGCAGACGCTTGATGGTCACCCGAATGGGAAACGGCTCGATCTCCGAAGCCCACACGGGAGTGATACCGGCAAGCAGTCCGCCCAAAGGAAAGCCCCCGGAGCCGTCAAACAGGCTTCCGAGGGTCAAAGGCTTTTCAGTTTTCATCTGGATGCCTCCAATCGTTCTCTCAGCGCAGTGTAGAACGCTCTGCTTCGGATAGACTTTCCGGCAGCCGTCCACTTGCGCTCCAGCAAAAAACGAACCTCCAAATTCTCCACGCTGTAGTCGGCACGGAAGTTTCGCCAGGTTCGTTTATCCCATGTTTTCAGTTGCTCCCAAAGCCCTGGAAAGTGCTGATGCAGCTCCCGCAGCTCCGTCAACGATTGCAGCGGACAGCACCAGCAGGACACGCGCTTGAAATGCTCATACAGGCCATCCCAATCATATCCACGCTCATAGCAGTACCGCAGGCAGTCACGCTCCGTCCAGCCCCAATCTACCAACGGGTGTCGGTGGTTGGGATTCTGATTGTTCGCTCGTTCCAGGCGATATTGCTCATCGGCAGCAATGCCGACATATTCAATGACCTCATACTGTTTCCGCAGTTCCCTCAGAAAACGCTCTCGCGGCATCGCCTTGAGCCGTGTGGTACACCACCGCTGCCGAGGGCCAGGCCATCCGTAGCCATTCAATTGCACTCCGTATTGCCGGACGACAGGCGAATCTGCACTACGCCGTACCGGAACATCAAACATGAGTTCCTCATAGGTATGCTCGGCTCTGACGCTGGTAATTTTCCGACCGATGTCCTTTTCAACCTTTGCGATATGATCATACATAGCAGGAAATTCAAGCCCTGTATCACAGAAAAGAATGCAGTCAATTTTCATGTCGCGCTCCAGCATCCCAAGAAGCATGGCGGTTGAGTCCTTGCCGCCGGAAAAGGAAACAAGGTGATATTGCTCTTTCACGCTCACACCTCCGGTGCGGTATTTGCCACCTCAGTGAAGGGCAGTACTTTCCCATCCCGCAGAACGCTGATCTTTTCATCCGAGCCGACCTGCTCGATGTACCGTTTTACGATGACATCGCAGAACTTTTCGTCCAATTCGATGGTACAGCAGATGCGGTCGGTCTGCTCACAGGCAATGAGCGTGGAGCCGGACCCGCCGAATGGGTCAAGAACCACGGAGTTTGCCATAGAGCTGTTCTGAATGGGATAGGCAAGCAGCGGAATCGGCTTCATGGTAGGATGGTCGCCGTTTTTCTTGGGCTTGTCGAACTCCCAGATGGTGGACTCTTTGCGCCCGGTGTACCACTGATGCTTGCCTTTCTTTTTCCAGCCGTAAAGGCACGGCTCATGCTGCCACTGGTACGGGGAGCGTCCCAGCACCAGGGACTGCTTCTTCCAGATACAGCAGCCGGAGAGATAGAACCCAGCAGCGTCAAAAGCCTTTCGGAAGTTCAGCCCCTCAGTGTCGGCGTGGAACACATAGATGGAGGCATCGTCCGCCATGACCTTCTCCATATTGGAAAAGGCATCGAAGAGGAAGTAGAAAAACTTCTCCGATGCCATGTTGTCGTTCTTGATTTTCCCGGCGCTGCCCTCGTAGTTCACATTGTAGGGCGGGTCGGTGATGACGAGGTTTGCTTTGCGGCCGTCCATGAGAGCGGTGTAGGTTTCCCCCTTGGTACTGTCGCCGCAGATGAGCCGATGCCGCCCCAGCGTCCAGATGTCGCCGGGCTTCGTGAAGGTAGGCTTTTGCAGCTCGGCATCCACATCGAAATCATCCTCTTTGGCTTCGATTCCATCGTCAAACAGCTTTGACAGCTCTTTTTCGTCAAAACCTGTGAGGAGCGGGTCAAAGTCTGCCGCCTGCAAGGACTCAATCTCCACACGCAGGAGTTCTTCATCCCAGCCTGCGTCCATCGCCATGCGGTTGTCGGCAATGATGTAGGCTTTTTTCTGCGCTTCCGTAAGGTGGTCGGCAAAGACACACGGCACTTCGGTGATGCCTTCCTCCTTGGCGGCAAGAATACGACCGTGACCGGCAATTACGCCATAGTCACGGTCGATGATGACAGGATTGATAAAACCGAACTCACGGAGCGAGGAGCGGAGCTTATTGATCTGTTCCGGGCTGTGTGTCCGGGCGTTGTTGACATACGGCACCAGCTTTGTAATGGGAACGAGCTGCATTTCGGTCGTTGTTTTCATCAAACCAGCCCCCATTCCGCAAACTTCTCAAAGCCGCCGACCGAGCGGATATAGTTTCGAGCAATCTCCACGATTTTCTCATACGGTCTGCCGTCTACGGTGCCATCACCAATGGCACAGCAGAGCGTTACGGGTTTGCCGGTTTCCTGAGCTTTGAGGAAAGCGTAGATATTCACGGACACATCCGCCTTGGACAGATCCTTGCCGTGCAGACCGCCGCCGGTCACGGAGTCGGCCATATCCGAGCCGAGCTTACGGTTAGTCGCGCCGGTGTCCACATCGGTGCCGCCCGTCCAGTCGCCGAGCGGGTTGATTTCTGCATCGGGATAAATCTCACGCAGATGCTGTGTCTCTGCATTGCTCTGGCAGAGGATGAGCCGGTCGCCGTCCAGGATGTACTTGCCGTCATTTGGATACACGGAGAAAATGTTTCGTGCGATCTGCGACAGCTTTTTCTGCTCCTCGATTACGGGCATTCCCTTGAAGATGCCGTTATCGCCGCAGCGGACGCCGTCTGCCTGGTTATCGGCAAGGTGACCGTCCTGCGGTACTTCCGCATAGTCCACGGCGAGCTTTCCGGCAATGCGGTGGACGGCGGCGGTGACACCCGCCTTGTCCAGAGCAACAGAAGTCTCCGCAATGATGTGGCACACGCCGTGGCCGATGAGGACTTCAATAGCGATGCGGGGATTTTCTGCTTTCTTGTATGCCAGGTCAACGAGCGCACCGGCAATTCTGTCTGCCACCTTATCTGGGTGGCACGGATTTACTTTTTCAAACATGGTGTTACCCCTTTCTCGCACGGAGCAGGCGTTCCATAAGGTCGTCCTGCGGCGTAGACTCGCCGTATTCCGTGCTGCAGTTTTCTTTCACAATCTGGAATATCTCATTCCAGAGCCGAACCGCCTGGTTCATGTAGTTGATACCGATATTAATAAACGGGGACGGGATCGGCTTTCCCGTAGTGGGGTGTTTGGAGAGGAAGCCCATGCGGTTGGTCATTTCCTCGCACTGCACCCAACGAGCGGAACACATGGCGTAGCGCTCCAAGAGCTGCGGCGACACCTTTGCGGCGCAGCCGATGCCTTTGAGCCACTGCCAGGTTTCCGTGTAGATCTCCTGCGCCTGCAGGACGCTGCCGTCCCGCTGCTCGGCAGAAAGAAAATCATGGGGCTTCGGCATGGCAACACCCTCGACTTCGGGAATGTCCAGCACTTCAAGTTTTCTGCCGCCGGGATTCCCGTTTTCGGCTTTGTCCTTGACTGAGGACTTTTTTCTTCCCGCACCGGGTCTTGCGCCGCCGCGCCCGCCTGTGTTATTCGATTTTGTGGGCATCCGAGTTCACCTCCCTTAATTACCCTTTTGATTTTGCCTTTTTCGCACACGTGACCCCGGGCCGTTGCCCGACCGAAAAGATCCCAGAGATTTTCGTCCCCCTACCGGTCGCCGAGGTCGTGGTGGATCTTGGTGTGGCAGGACTGACATAGGCTCATCAGGTTGTCCCTTGCGTGAGTGCCGCCTTTGGAAACGGGCAGGATGTGGTGAACTTCCTGTACCGGAGTCAGCCGACCTTCCTTGAGACACATCTCACAGAGGGGATGCTCCGCCGCATAGCGGTCACGGATGCGTTTCCATGCTCTGCCGTACTTGCGGTTAACATCGGAGCTACGCTCGTATTTGTCGTACTTGCGGCGTTCCTCCACACGGTGCTGTTCACAAAACTGTCCTTCACAGAGGTTGGGACAGCCGGGATGAGAGCAGGGTCTGAGTGGTCGCTTGGGCATTTGCTCACCTCCTTCGGGCATAAGAAAAGCCCCACGGGATTGCTCCCATGAGGCTGTCCTCGATTCTTTTTCGCTGATTATATCATATCATAATGTTGAGGTGGGCATCTACCGACAATGGCGGGTATTTCCGGCGTCTTTCAGATCCGAATCGGGTCGGTGGGTACAACCACCGCCGAAAGCGCTGCCTTGTGCCATCTGCGGATGGTACTTTCGTCTGCGTTCAACTCTCCGCCGATCTGCTCCCAGGTCATGTTGTGGATGTAGCGGTAGCGGAGAACCATGCGCTCGTTGACATTAGCAACGGTGTCCACAGTCGTGCGGATCTGCCGCTTCAAGTCAACGAGGGTGTCAATCTCGCTGTTGACCACCTTCTCAAGGTCCATGATCTTTTCCAGGCACCGCACGAAGGGCGCATCCGTGTTGCGAGAGGTCTGCACTTTTTCCTCCCAGGACGGCGAGGAGATACCGCAGGCCATTTCCCGCAGGCGGGTGATCTCCGCAATGTTGGAATCGATACGCTGGTCGAGGCGGTATGCCTGACTGAGATATTCCTTTGCCGTCATACGCCGTACACCTCCCGGTGGAGTTTTTCGATCAGCACCTCACCGTCCAGAGAAGTAAGCATCTGAAACCAGCCGGAGCGGAAAAACCGCTCACAATCCTTTCTGACGGATTCGGCATCCTTGTCCCAGGGGTATTTCTTCAAACGGCGCAGCGCACGGCGATGGTCTTTCGCTGCCGCCAGAATAATAGCGTTTGCGAGGTTTGTATAACAGGTTTCCATTCTCATCCCTCCAAGTTGGCCTTGACCGCATCAATGAGTGCAGTCTGGGTCTTTTCTTTTTTTCGGAGCGCAGTCATGATGCGCTCGTCGATGGTGTCTTTGGCAATAATGTGGTGAATGACCACGGTATCGGCGGTCTGTCCCTGTCGCCACAGTCGGGCGTTGGTCTGCTGGTAAAGCTCCAGCGACCAGGTCAGTCCGAACCACACGAGAGTGGAGCCGCCTGCCTGCAGGTTCAGTCCATGACCGGCAGAAGCCGGATGGATGAGTGCCACGGGCAGCTCACCGCTGTTCCATCTGCGGATGCTGTCGGAATCGTCCAGCAGACTGAACGGGATGTGTCGTTTGTGGAGCCGCTCGGAGATGCGCTCCAGGTCGTGCTTGAACCAGTACGCCACAAGGACGGGTTTCCCATTTGCGGCTTCGATGAGATCCTCCAGCATATCCAGCTTGCGGTCGTGTATCTGAAACACACGCTTGTCCTCTCCGTAGACTGCTCCGTTTGCCATCTGGGAGAGCTTATTCGCAAGTGCTGCGGCGTTCCCGGCATCGATTTCTTCGCCTTTCAGCGAGATAACCAGGTCTTGTTTCATGGCATCGTAGGCTTTGCGCTCTGTTTCGGATAGCGTCACAATGGCGTCATTATGAACGCACTCCGGCATATCCAAATGGTCGACGGCTTTCATGGAGATGGTGATGTCGGAGATGGCATCGTAGATCTGTTCCTCCGCACCGGGCAGCGGCTTGTAGCTGAACACCACCTGTCCGTTGCGCTTGTCCGGGCGGAAGAAGGTGTTGCGGTAATGGGTGATGAACCGACCGAGCCGCTTGCCCATATCGAGGATGCGAAACTCCGCCCACAGGTCCATAAGGCCGTTGCTGCTGGGGGTGCCGGTCAGTCCCACGATGCGCTTGATGCCGGGGCGGACTTTCAGCAGACTGCGGAACCGCTTTGCCTGATAGCTCTTGAAGGAGGACAGCTCATCGATGACCACCATGTCGTAGTCGAAAGGGATGCCGCTCTCCTCAATGAGCCACTGGACATTCTCCCGGTTGATGATGTACACGCTGACCCGCTGCCGGAGTGCCGCCTTGCGCTCTGCTTCTGTACCGACAGCCACCGAGTAGGTCAGCCCATGCAGATGATCCCACTTGTGGATCTCCGCAGGCCATGTATCTCTGGCGACACGCAGCGGAGCGATGACCAGCACCTTGCGAACCAGAAAACTGTCGAGGCAAAGGTCGAAGATGGCGGAAAGCGTGATGATGCTCTTACCAAGACCCATGTCGAGGAATACAGCGGAGATTGGATGCTCCAGGATGAAGTTCGTGGCATACGCCTGGTAGTCATGCGCCTTGTATTTCACTGAGTATCCCTCCAATCTGTTCGGGGCTATCGATGCAGTACACCGAAAAGCCGAGTGCTTCTAACTGCCTTTTTCGCCTTACTTGCAGAGGGCGGAGTGTTTTGCCCGGTGCTTTCAACTCAATGAAGGCGATTCTGCCGCCGGGCAGGAGTACCAGACGGTCCGGTACTCCATCAAGGCCGGGGCTTGTAAACTTCGGTGCAAGACCGCCTTTTGTGCGTACAGCCTGCACCAGCTTTGCTTCTATCGTTTTCTCACGCATAATGACCTCCTGTGTTCTCAAAACCCGAAAAGCCCTTTACGCGTGCAAATGCGGGTATTGCGTGCTTGTTGCTCTTTATTTCTTCTTCTTTCGATATATAAGAAAGGTTAGGAACACAGGAACAAGACCGCCTGTTTTCTTTGGTACTTATGGGGCCGCCGCCGTTCCCATGGGGTGTTCCCATAAATGTGCCGAGCGGATATGCTTCTCCCCGGAACCTGTTCCGAAGGATGTCGGGTACAGTCATTTTCATTAGGAACACTCCTTGGGAACAAAGACATACTGCGGACCGTAAAGCGGGATACGCACCTTGCTGTCCAGCCGCTTCCAGCCAAGACGGGCAAGGATGGCGGTCAGCTCGTTGCTGTCCGTTCTGCGGATATTGGCACGTTCCTTGCCGAAGCACTCGCACCAAATCTCCATGTTGGACACCTGGGTGCGCTTGACCGTACCATGCTTTTGGGTATCGCCGAAGTCGCTGCCTGTGAGGAAGTTGCGGCGCTCGAAGATGTCCATGCCGTCCCAATCCTCCGGGAGCAACGTGTCGAGATACAGACGGACAAGCCCTTCACGCTCATCGGACTCCATTGCCTCCCGCTGTTCTGCCTTCGACAGGGCTTCCAATTCGGCACTCAGATATAGCTTCTCACCCTGTTTCACATACACCAGCGTTTCCGCCCAGATCTGGCAGATCAGCTCCGGGGTCAGATCCCAGGAGTGCTTGATGCCAGTACCAGGCGTCTTGACCGGCCAGAAGCGGCGGTTTCCGGTGGTGTCCCGCAGATAGCCGGACTCGGCGTTGGTGGTGCCGAAGAACACGCACTGGCGCAGATGCGGCGTCGCCCGTTTGCCGAATGCCGCACGGTAAATGTCGTTCTGTCGGGAGAGGAAGGAGCGCAGCGTCTCCACCTCGGCCTTCTTCAGACCCGCCAGTTCGCCGATCTCCAAAATCCAGTATCCCTGCAATTTCTCTGCAGCGGTCTTGTCCTTGGTGTCGCCCAGGTTCAGACTGTCCGAGAACCACTCTCCGGCCAGCTTTGCAATGAGGGTACTTTTGCCGACACCCTGGGGACCGTTCAGCACCAGCATGGAGTCAAATTTGCAGCCGGGATACAGCACACGCTTGATGGCGGCGCAGAGCGTTTTCCGGGTGACGGCACGGACATATTCGTTGTCGTCGGCACCGAGGTAGTCGATGAGCAGCGTGTCCACACGGGGAACCTTGTCCCACTCCGGCAGATTTTCAATGAACTCCCGAATGGGATGGTAGGAGCGGTCGTCCGTGACCTTCGCCACGGCGATGTCATAGTTTCTTGCAGAAAAGGTGCCGTAGTGGGAATCCACATAGCTGATGAGCTGGGCATCGTCTGCATCCCGCCAGAATTTCGAGGGATGCCGCCAGGGCACATCGCCCTTGATCTCCATGCCGTCCAGAAGCTGATTGAACACCAGCGGTTTCAGAAGCGGGTCGTTCATGAGGATTACGGTGAGGTTCTGCAGCGTGTTTTTTACCTTGCCGGCCTTGTCCAGCTCCAAGGCTTTCTGCCAGTCCTCGTCGGAGAATTCTTCGCTTGCCTGGGCTTTGCGCTCCTCGGCAAAGACCGCTTTGACTTTCTCGTCCTTGAGGGCAAAATCCGACATTGCCTGGAAAGACGGCAGCTTGCCGGGTGCGGTATCCGGGGCGCACTTATCATCCAGGTCACGGAAGCGGTGCAGTCGCACCAGGTCAAAAGCGTTCAGCAGCTGACCGCAGACCGGGTCGGTGGCATGGTGGCTGTATGCGAATTTGCCATCGTAGACGATGACACCGGCAGACGAATCGGCAGGGATATAGTCGTAACGACCGTTCATCGCAGACGGCGCATACACTTCCGAGAGAAAGGCATCGATGGCTTCCTCCACGGTATAGGCACGGCAGAAAGCACCCACCACACCCGGCTTTGTCAGCGGGTCTGCCTGCTGGGCAATGCTGTGCTGCACCACCTCGGACTGGCGGCTGGATACCGGCCAGGTAGAGGCATCGTGCCAATCGTCGTAACGGGAAAGGTACTCATCCGGGTCAAGCTCTGCGCCGTCCTGCACCTTGTAGAAAAACTCGCCGTTGGCGGAGGTGGAAGGCCAGTACATGAGGCGAGATGCTTCGTAGGTGGTATCGTCAAAGAGGTCAACGCCGATCTCCTTTGCCACCATGCGGGCGACTGCTGGATATTCCTCCTCGCTGATCTCCCGTTTCAGCGGGATAAGCAGACGGAGGCGGGGATGCTCCGGCGTGTGTTTATGGGTGGAATAGACGCAGCACTTGAAATCGTGGAACAGCGTAATTTCGTCCCAGATATCCGGGGTGCCGTAGTCCATATCCAGCGTGAGCAGAGAGCGGCACAGCACCATGCCGTTTTTGCGGCGACCTTCCCGGAGATGCCCTCCGACAAAACCGCCCACATCCTTGATGCCGTCCTGCTGACCCTTTTTCAGCTTGCGGTATTCTTCGACCGTTTCGGTGGTGCGGATGGTGCTGCCGCAGCGGGCGCAGAGATCCTCCCAGGAGATGTCCTGGTTCTTCCACTTTTTATCCATGCGGCTATTGCCGACTGCGATCTTCATCTGTGTACCTCCTCACAGTTTTCGGTAAAGTAACGGATAAGCTGACCTTTTCGTTTTGCTTTCTCGATCTCGATGCTCATGCCGCTGGTGATCTTCTCTCCGAACACCCACAGCTCGGCGCATTTGGAGAGTAGGACGATGTCCATGAACAGTGCCAAGTCACGCTCCCTGCGGTCATTGTCATTCATGAATTGGGTGAAATAGATGTGCGGTGCGATGGGTACGCACCCGGCTTCCACGGCGAAGCGGCAGTAAGTACGGGCGTTCTCCTGGTTCTTCAACATATCCCCGGCCAGCGGAGAGCAGATATACACCACAGGACGGAAGGCTCGAAGTGCCTTGGCTTCCTGCTCGATCTTTGTCAGTGCCTCGTAGGCAGTGGGGTCGTAATACCCCTCGCAATTAAATTTATTGACTCCCATTTGGGTCACCTCAGTCTTTCTTATAAAAATCGCAGACATAGCCGTCTGCCCGGAGCAGAAGCCCCGATGCCCAAGTGGGCGTTTGCCCCATGACGGAGCAGATATTCTCCAAAGAAGTATCCGGCGGTGCTTCGATGACCGCTTCATCGTGGACGTGCATGACGATGCGGTACCCGGCAGCATTCAGCCGGAGCATAGCTTCCGCAAGAATGTCCCTTGCCGTTGCCTGGACGATGTTCTCCACGAACTTGGGTCCGTAGCTTTCCAGCCGCAGCCACTTTTTCTGTTCGCCGACACCTTCATAGGTCACGGACTCATTGCCGAAGCGGTTCAGACCCATTTTCGGCTTCACATACACCAGCCGTCTGCCGGAAGGCAGCACCACGAACATCATGCCGCTCTGATAATAGAAGCGAATGCCGTGTGTTTCTGTGGCAGTTCGCTCTCGGACGCAGGTGGAAGCTGCTTTGTCCACGTCCCACCAGAACTTTGTAATATGGGGGTTGGACAGACGCCAGGCATCCACCAGCGGTTTCAGTTCTTCTTCCTGTAAGCCGTAGTTCAGTGCGCCCATTGCTTTCAGCGCACCCACGGAGCCACCGTAGCCAAGAGCCAGCTCGGCAATTTTGCCTTTCTGCCGCAGATGCCCGTTCACGCCGTGCTTTTCTACGGGGACATGGAACATCTGCGAAGCGGAAGCGCAGTAAATGTCGCCGCCCTTTGCAAAAACCTCCTGCCGCCAATGCTCTCCGGCGATCCATGCGATGACCCTCGCCTCGATGGCGGAGAAGTCTGCCACATAAAAACGGCAGCCGGGTTTCGGCACAAAGGCGGTGCGGATAAGCTCGGACAGTACCAGCGGCACGGAGTCATAGAGCATTTCCACGGCGTCCGTATTGCCGCTGCGGACCAGTGCCCGTGCGGTGTCCAGATCTGGCAGATGGTTCTGCGGCAGGTTCTGCACCTGGATGAGTCGACCGGCATAGCGTCCGGTGCGATTGGCGCCATAAAACTGGATAAGCCCTCTGGCCCGGTCATCCGAACCCACCACGGTCTGCATGGCCGTGTATTTCTTGACGCTGCTCTTGGCAAGCTCCTGCCGCAGGGAGAGCGCCAGCTCCACTTCACCGTCCGCTTTTTCGAGCATATCCGCCACGGCGGCTTTGGAGAGTGAATCTGCCTCCACGCCTTTTTCGGCAAGCCATGCTTTGAGCTGCACCGGACTGTTTGGGTTATCCAAGCCGGTGACGGAGCGAGCCTGCTCCATGTGCGTCCGCTTGAAGCGTTCATCACAGCGAATCGCCTGGGTGACGAGGGTGCGGTCGAGCATGATGCCCCGGTCATTGATCTGCTGGTCGAGGGTGTAGTTACGCCACTCCGACTCCGTGACCGGGAACTTGGAGAGCTTCTGCTGAATGGACATTTCCGTTTCCACATCCCGAAGGTTGTAGGCTTTGAAAAGCGACCATTTCTCCAGCGCATCTGTCGGATAATGTCGAATGGGCGAACCGTCTCTTGCTTTTGCCGGAGTGCAGAAATACCGGATGAGGTCTTTGCCTTCTTTGAGCTTCTGCTTTTCCAGACCCAGCACGGCACCGACGCCTTCCAGCGAAAGCGGCAGACCCAGCGTTGCCGCCCAGACCATCGTGCAGTGCCAGGAGGACGGGTCGAGATATTGTCCGGTTGGGTATCCAAGATAGCGGGACAGACACACACGCTCGAATTGTGCATTGAATGCCCATTTGGTCACGGCAGGGTCGGTCAGCGCAGAGCGGACATCGGCAGGAAGCGTTTCTCCGGCAGTCAGATCTACGACCTGCACCGGTGCACCGTCTGCGGAGTAGCCGAAGAGCAGCACCTCAAAGTCTGGGGCTTCGGCATAGCGGTACACGCCGCACTTGGTGAGGTTTTCGGAGGAGAAGGTCTCGATATCGATGCTAAGTGTTTTCATACGCATTCCTTCCTACGGAATATGGGTGGCAGAGGTCAATTTCTGCCACCCACAGAGCCGTCTGGGGTTACTTGAATTCCTTCATGCGCTTCTCGTGGTATTCCAGGTCACGGGAAGCCTGTTCCTTCTCACGCTTTTCACGCTTGTGGTCATTGCTGATGCCCTGCACCAACCAAACGAAGAAGCCGATGCTGAGGCAGGCCCAGATGCCAAGGAGGGCGGTTACCAGGATGTTCTGAATCAGTTCCATTGTGTTGCACTCCTTTCTCAGGACAGGAAGTCGTCGTCCAGGTCGGTGGCGAAATCGTCAGCCGCAGAGGACTTGCCACCGAGAGGCTCACCGTCACGAACCTTCTGGATGTTGCCAAGACCACAGGCGATGCCGCGGTTACCGTTGGAATTGAAGGCGTAGAAGTTGACGGACACTCTGGCGTAGCAGCCGGAATACACCTCGGAGCGGTCAAGGATCGGCTGGACGCTGCGGTCCACGATCTGGGGCGCGGTGGTGCTGTTGGCGTTTACGAAGAAGCTGTTCTTGTAGGCTTCATCGTCACGCTCGGTATCGCCGTCACGGAGCGGGAGCTTCAGAGCCGCCTTGTTGGGGATCTTCCCGCCGAACTTGGCGACGCCCTCCTTGATGGCAGCGTCCACGGCGGCGTTGATGGCGTCGAGGGTCTGCTTATCGGATTTCGGAATAATGAGGGACACGGAATACTTGGGGTTGCTGCCGTTGATGGAGGCAGGCTCCCACACGTTTGCGTAGGACAGGCGGACAACGCCGGTCACAACTTTGGTCGAATTCATCTTGTTAGCCATAATTACAGTTCTCCTTTATAGTCGGTAAAGTCTTGTTTTGCACCCGTGGTCGTAATAGCCGGACGCCGGTCGGATGCGGGAACGAGCGTCGGCTTTCCTTTGGGCTTGACGACCAGACCGCCGAGCACCTCGGCAAAGGTCTTTTTGCCCATGAGCTTCTCCATCTCGGTGATGGGAATGAGGGACTTCTTGAAGATGTCGGTATACCCGGCCGCACGGGCAGCAGCGACAACAGCATCCTCATCGGTGTACTTGCGATTGGTGCGGCTCTCCACCAGCTTGTAGCCGGGCCACTGTTTTCCGTGGTTGACCGCTGCGTCCTGGGCGTAGGCCATGAGCTCATTTGCCCATTTGGTAAGGTCCTCCAGCTTGCTGAGAATGTCGCCGATCTCCGCATCGGAAAGCAGAGGCGGCCGGGCAAACTCGTATTTGGCAAGTTGGAGCTTGGCATCGGCTCTGGCTCGGCACTTGACCGCCGCCTTGCAGAATTGGCACCAGCTTCCGGGGCAGTATTCACCTTCGCCTTTGAAGGCAAGCTCGGCCTTGGGTTTCAGTGTCTTTTCTGCCCAATCCCGAAGCTCGGCAACGGAAATGACCCAGGTGCTGACATTCTCCCGGCGGGGCTGGTAGATGGTCATAGAAACTGTCTCAATGTCGTAGAGACAATCGAAGATACGGAGTGCGCCGAGCGCATACAGCATCATCTGCGGATTTTCCTCGGCATTCACCAACACGCCCTGGCCGTACTTCAGATCGATAATGTGGAGGAGCTTGTCTGCCACGATGAGGCAGTCGCCGGTGCCGAAGCCGTCCGGCACATAGCAGGAGAAGTCCAGCCGCTGCTCAATGAGCACCTTGGGGTCCGGGCAGTCCTGCCGGGCTTCCTCGATGGCTTCCAGAACGAATTCCAGGTAGCCGTCCGTGTACATCTCCATTTCGTCGGAGTCGTACTTGCTGACCGGGCGGGTGGAGCGCATCTTCAGCGCCTTGCGGAGCTTGTGTTCCGCCAGCGCATGAGCGGCGGTGCCTTCGGCTGCGGCTTCCGTTTCTCTGTCCTCAAACTCCAATTCCAATCGAGCGGAGGGATTGCAGTGAAGCCAGCGGTGGGAGGAAGAGGCCGAGAGGACTGCGTGACGATTAGGGGGCATCCTTCAGCACCTCCACATCCTTGAGCAGTGCCTCGTAGTGCTTGGGGTCGATGCCGGAGAGCTTCGGAGCGCCGTACTTTTTGAGGAGCGCCTGGATCTCGGCCGTGAATCCGGCTCGGCTCTTTTCACCGAGGACTGCTCGGACTTCTTCCAGCGTCAGTTCCTTCTTGGGAGCGGGTGCAGGCGTCTTCGCCTCTGCATCGACAGTCGGCTCATTCTGCAGCATGGCATCTGCCACAGCCTGAACGCTGTCCGCCAGTGAGCGAAGATCCTCGACCACATCGAGCAGGAGCTTGACCTTACTCATGTGTGCCACCTCCCATCGGAACTTCGGTGATGGCAATGGACTCGACCGAGTTGCCGGGAACCACGACCATGACCTTCTGCTTGGGACCCAGAAGCAGGGTGAAGAGTTTCTCGCGGATGCTGACCGTTCTGCAAGCAACTACGCCGCCGTTTCTGGGCTTGTCTGAAACACGGATATTCAAGTTGTGTCTCATACGGGGTTACCGTCCTTTCCGGAGGGCTTGTATTTTGTTGCCTTCCGGTGTACCCAGAAAAATCGTGGATTTGTCAGGGTGTCTGGCGGAAAATTTTCAAAAACTTTTTTCTGCCTGCCTCGATGGACTCGGAAACAGACTGAAAGCTGGCCTCTTCGATGGCAGCGATTTCCCGCAGGGTCTTGCCGTTTGCGTACAGTCGAAGCCGGCGCTGCTGGGTGGCAGTCAAATGCGAGAAGGCTTCTCGGATACGAGCGGTCTGTTCTGCCGAATCATCTTCCACGGCATATTCATCGCAAGCACCGTACTCCTCGCCTTCGTAGTCGATGGCGTCGTAGGAGTAGCAATGGTAGCGATGGCGTTCGTCCTGTGCGTGCTCCGTCTTACGGCTGTCGATAATGACGGCACCGATTTCGTCAGAAACCTCGACCTCCGTCACTGTTCCGTCCAAGAATGCGTATTTGATTTTCATAATGTGTCCTTTCCGCTTGAGACGGCACTGAGCGGTCGGGACACAAAAAGAGCCGGAGGTCACGATGGACGCACCGGCTGTAAACACCTATACGAAGGCATGACAAAGCACGGTGGGTACATCGAGTTCAAAAAATCCCTGTAGGATTTTCGGCACTCTATGTATCCCGCCGCCTCTAATGCGCATCTCAAGGCTTTGAGATTTAGTTTTATATAAGGTTAAAATCGAAACAGTCTGTCACAGGCTGCAAAAAGCAAAAGACGGCCGGGACATAGATCACCCCTTCGGGTTCTCTAAATCCTGGCCGTCTTGCAGCTCTGTGGACTTGCTATTACGTTTTGCGCTTACGCAGCGCGGGGATGGCTCTTTACATCAAAAGCCATTGTGCTGACTCGCGTCATAACAGTTTCGGTATCACGCAGTGTCACTGTGAAGCTGTCGCCCACAGGCACGGTCATTCTTACCGCACGGTCTTTGTGCTGGATCTCAACGATCCCTGTCTGGGCATCCGCCATGCAGACGAGATGTCCTTTACAATCTCGGTACGCTACCATCGGGGTCCTCCTTTCTTGCTGTAGTCATAGGCACCACCTCCTTAATGTTACCTTGTTAGCAAACTTGCTAACGCTTGCTGTAAAAAAACACAGCGGGCGGTAAAACCCGCTGTAGTTTTCGATATGGACGCTCAAGAACTGACCACGCCTGCAAAATCCATGATGGCAGAAGCGTAGGAATAATCGGTCGTATCACTTCTTCGGATGATACCAAGATCCTTTAGGCGATTGGTCGCCGCTGTAACGGAAACATCAAAGACTCCGGAGACTTGGGCGATAAACATCCCCATAGAGGGAGGATATTTCAGCTTGTCCCCGTGGTACTTTGCCATTTGTATGATGGGGGTCTTCGGCATCAAAACGGCAGCGGACAGATGGTTGGCCTGCCATTCCATCCAGTCATGGTCGTCCCATTTGCGAGTGTCCGATTTATTTGTCATGCCATTGTCGACCCGGCACTGTATCATGGGGGCGATGAGCTCATCGTCAAAAATGGATACCTGGTCGGGGTTATACGAGAAATAGCCGGAATGGAAGATGTCATGCCCACCCTCATGTCCGAGCGTAAAGCGGTAACGATGCCGTTGGCTCTCATCCAGAAGGCGGTTGTCGATGATGACGGTACGGGCCTTGGCACTGATATACTCCGCCCGATTTGTGGCAGGGTCAAAAACCGGCACCTTATTGGTGTCGTTAAAAACAGTCATCCCAAGGTACACGCCATTGTGGGACAGATATTGATAATCCGGCGTCATTCCGAGATAGAATTCGATAAAGCCCTCGATGTCCACGGGAGAGGGGTTCGTCAGGACTTCCGGCTGAAAATCCTGTACGAAACGCTCTCCGATGGCATCGATCTCGGCTTTGCTCAAAATCGGTACGCCGTTGTTCTTCACTCGAAGAGAGGGAGTGTACATCTTTATAAATTACCCCTTTCGCTGCTTGAGCTCCTCGACGAACTTCAACCAGTCGGCCTCACTTGCATCCAGATCACGTGCCGTGCGGAGCGCAGCGGACACATAGTCGTGTTCCATGATATAGTCAGGCAGGTCCGGGGCAACAGAGTTTCTCTTTTTGCCAGCCAGATCATACATCGTAGTTTTATCCTCGTCGTTCAGCATGAGAATTTGGGAAATCAGCTCCAGCTTCTCCATTTCAGGAGGGTTACGGCGATCCTTCTCGATGTCAGTCAGATAGGGCGCAGTAATCCCAATCATTTCTGCCATCTTACGGAGCGTGATTTGTTTCTCAGTGCGCTTCCTTTGCAGGAACTCTCCAAAATTCTGGTACTGTGTGTTCATGTCGTTCACCTTTTCTACTT